CATAGTCAAGCTTCCAAGTGTCAAATGAGGCAATCTGGCCCACGTATGCGCGCTCATAAGCAGCGGTGGGTTTCTTGTTCATCGTCTCCCTGTCAGCGAGATCCCCAGCCATGCCGTTGTAGTCCCGGGTCGAAAGAGCAAGGATACGATCATACGAGGGAACACCCTGCTCATTCATGATCGCCTCACAAAGAGCCACGTCATCGAAGCCAGTCGCGGCCGCCGTCTGCTTGACAACCAGCGTACCCTGCATGGAAGCCAGATTAAGGATCGACACATTGATGTCAGACGCGAGCTTCTGCCGCGCACCGTCACCAAGTCGGTCCTCCTGAAGCGCATCACGCAGCTCAGTAGCGGACATGATCCACGGAACCGAACGCTCGATGTTGATCGACGCTGGCACAGAGAGCTGAGTCTTGTCGTTGAAGTTGCTCGACTGGTCCTGACCAGAAAAGCTGTTCATGACGTAGGGCTGCGGACGCCAGATGGTGTCCCCGGTCCTCTCCATTGACTGCTGATCAGTGTTGTACTTGGCCACGTTCCTCGACATGACCTCAGCATCTTGGAAGCCTTCCAAGATTTGCTCGAATGCAACACGTTCCTCTTTATTGAATGCGTTTGCCATAGTTTAGTCGCCCCCTATTGCGACTGTTTGCTCCGTTTGTACCGCGTCACTTCGGTATAGTCGCCGGTCTTCGCGGCTTTCTCCCGTAGGCGCGTAAGCGTCGCATCGTCACTACCACCAAGACCACCGGTCTTGCCGCCAGAGACTCTCTTCTCGGGTGCCGGAGCTTTTCTTTTCGTCACCTTCAATTGCGACTCCAATTTGCCGATTCTCACAGCGAAGTCCACGGGGTTTTTCACCCCCGCAAGCTCTTCAAGTTTCTTTGGGTTCTTACCCAGAGCGTACACCAGCAGTGCTGAATCCTCAGCGCCCTGCACAATGATACTTTGCTGGGTAACATTCAGCGTGTTCGTGACAAGCTCTTCCACTTCAGCAAAATCACTGAAGTCATGCTCAGACTTCTGCGTGTTGTAGCGGCTTTGCCGCTTTTCCCACTGCTCAGTCTGCACTGCCACAGCTTTCTTCGACTCAGTTTCCTGCGCCTCGATCACACGCTTCCGGTCGAAGTACTCGGCCAACTGCTTCTCATACGCCTTGTCGTCGTACTTAGCAGACTTGAGAGTCGGTTTCTCACCAAGTTCAACCTTGGGCCGTCCCTCAGTAGAGCGCTGCTGAAGCTCTCGCTTGAGCTTCTTGTTCTCGCTCTCCAGTCGCCGATTGTTCTTACGAACCTTCTTCACCCATCCAGGTGCCTCTTCATGCTGCTCCTCTTCGGAGCCTTCCCCCAGAGTAACAACTACATCCTCTTCATCCGGATCAATCTCGGATTCCGATTCTTGCCCTTGGTCTTCTTCAGTCTCAAGGACCTCTTCTTCGACAGCCATGTCGAGATTCTCTTCGACAACAACTTCATCTTCTTCTACAGCCATTCTACACCTCTTCTATCTCGAAAGGCAACCGTTTAAACAGTCGCTTTCGGTATTTGTGGCCTTGCCCCCTGTGGTGCAACACCTCTTGATGACATACCGCCACCAATCTGCGCCATAAGTTGCTGCTGAAGCTGCTGCTGCGCTTCCTGCTTCTGCTGAAGCTGCTTCTGCTCCATCTCCAATGTATCTTTCACTTTCTGCAAGTTTTTCATGTCCACATCGGAATACGTCTCTGCGGTCTTCGCAGCGTTCAATTGGATCTCTGACTGCACCTTCTGGATCTCGGCCTCAAGTTTTTTCGCCTTTGCATTGGCTTCCGCAGCCATTGCCAAAAGAGCCTGATCCTGTGCGCTCGGCTCTTTGGGCTTTGCCATGGCCTCTGCCTCTTCAGGAGTCGGAGGAAGCACGCCCATCCCGACCAACTGCTTGCGGAAGTATTCCCGGGTCTCACCGATCCCATCACCCTCCATGTTGAGCATGATCATCGCTTCGAGTACCTTCCGGGTCTGCGGGTCCTGTGTCGTGGCCGACATCCCGACAAGAGTTTGGACCGTAGCTTCGCGCTGTGATGCTGAGGAAGGTCCAACGTCTACATCCACATCGAAACTCGCCTCAGTGAGGTTGTTTTGCTCTGTTACAGCATTATTCTCTCCGGCTGCCGGAGAGAATAGCTGCGCCTGCCCGATCTGCCCCATTGGGTCAATTGTCTTCATGGCGCGGCCTTTCTCTACGTACACATCCTTTGCCATGGAAAGCCACACTTCCCCAACACGCTTGATGGCCTTGGAGAAATTGTCCATGTAAATGAACGCCTGCCCATCAATACGCTTCTGAACCATCTCGTGGGCCTTACCGGAGACGTGGGAAAGCATTTTGTCTGCCTCTCCGGAACTCCCGAGCAGCTCCTTCATGTCCACATCAGTAAGCTGCACGAGCGCGGCCAATGCGGGCGGGACTGACGGAGGCTTGACACTGGCCACGGGGCCAGCAGGCTGCGGGTTCCCTGCGGCATCAGTGAGCTGATTCACAAGCAGGTACGGATAGTTCTTGATATTGTCCTCTGCCCACATCGTTTCATGCCCGGCCATCTGTTCAGGAATAAATACCGGTTTCTCCACGGGAGAAAGCGCCGTGATTTCAGCGAGCTTGCTCGTGAGCATGTTCTTCAATCGCTGAGCATCCTTGACCAACCGGACATGGCCCATACACCGCTCAATAGAGTCCACAAACCACCGTTTTCCGTAATTCGGGACAATAGGAATGAACTTCCCGGCAATGATCCCGACATCATCAAGGACTTCGTTGCCGTCCATGATGTATTTGTGGATCTTGCGCCGTTTCGCCTTCTTCTCGCTACTTTTCACTGTCCCAGCGGCAAAAAGCCGTGACTCAAGCTCCTCATCCTGCTCGAAATCGGCCTCGGTGTACCGCTCCTTTTCCCCGGTCAGCGTCGTGTACGTATAAACCATCTCCTTGCCCATCTCAACCATGTAGAGTTCGGCAATGAACACGAGATCCGGAGTGTACCAGTCAAACTCAACGTCTGAGATCGTCTTAGTAATGGTCGTGGGTGCCTTGTTGTAGGTCTCCTCATACTCTTCCGGCGTCATAGAGTGTATGACCATGCACATTTTGGCATCCGACTTGTCCTGACGCTTTGCATCGAGGTCAAAAAACACGCTGGAGTCCGCATCATAGATCGGCTCTATCCGGATACGCTGTTTTTCATTCTCGTCGTCTTCCTCATCCTCATATTCCGTGGTGAGCCGGATTGCACCAATCCCGCCCCCGACCGCCTCTTCAAAAGCATTGTCGTATGCCTCTTCAGCCCCGGAGTCCTTCTCATCAGCTCGGAACAGCCCGTCACAGGTATCTGCGAGAGCATCATTATGGCTCCCGTCCTTCGGGACGAAGTCCACGCTGATGCGATTGTTGCGGTATTCATTGAATATCTTGATGACGGACAAATGAACCTTGTTCACCTCAAGCTGAGGTTTGTTCTCAAACTGCTCGCTCAGGGACCCTTCCCACTGAGCCCCGGCAATTGAGTAAAAGCGCCGATCCTCAAGGCACTGCTTGCGCTCCTGATAGAGGGCTGACTGTATACGGTCAAATGCCCGAACTGCTTGCTCGTGAACCTTTATCTTCGTCATCGCCATCTGCTCCTTACTGGAATCGGGCGTGACTTATTACGCCCCTTCCTCCGATCAATCTTCGCTTCCTTGATCGCCTGACTCATCATGTAGCGTGTTGCGTCAATCGCGTGGTTATCCTTGTCCGGATACTTGCTAATTGTCTCGCCCTGACGGTTGACATCAAGAGCATAGTTGATAAACTCTTTCGCTGCCAGTGGGCACCGGTGCGGGTCAATAATGATCTCTTCCAGATCCTGAAGGTACTTGATCCCGTGCTCCACGGACCCCGGGTACTTGTCCACGGCCATCACGTTCATTTGGTGCTCGTCGCGTAACTCATCAATGCTCTTGGGCTCCGAGGCGTCCGCCATCGTCACATCCGCGAGACGGTCTTGAGAGAGCTTCGCAGCAAATGCAGCATTCGCCAGCTTCGTCCCACTGATCTCGAAGAAGAGGTAGAGCCGCTTCTTCTTCGCATCAAAGTGCGCCTGTTCGAAACACAGCGGGTCCGCAGCATACCCGAAGTCCAACCCCTGATGTCGATTGTCGAAGTAGTGGGTCTGCTTATTGGTGATTTTACGAATGCTGACATTCGTAAAGACTTCCAGCCCGGTCCCTGTCTCCTCGCCCAAATACTCATGCCGGTAGGCATCAAGATTGGTGAGTTTGAGGTGCTCCGCATTGGTAAGGAACTTCTCTCCCAGCCACTCTTCGGGCACGGACAGGAAGTCCGAACTATGGACCACGCGACCGGGCTTGTCCTTTGTCGCCTCTTCATTGATCCACGATCTGGCGCTCTTCGGCGGATTGTAGGACATCAGCTCAATTTGGGTTTCGTTGCTTTCCCCACGGAAAATGGACTGCTCAAGATTCCGGATCTCCTCTATCCCTGAGAACTGGTCCACCTCCTCAAACCAGCCATACTTCAGGTACCCCTTCGTGAGGGTAAGGGACTTCAGCTTCTTCGGGTTGTCCGCGCCCTTGAACAGAATGACCTGACCGGTCGGTTCATAAACGAGTTTAAACGGGCTCGTATACGCACGCCAAAGATCATCCATACCGAGCATAGCAATTGCCCACTGAATTTGAGCGAAAACGGAATCACGTATCTCATTCTCGAAACGTCGTAGTACGATCGCGTTGGCCTTTGGGTCTCGAACAATACCCAAGGCAATTTCGATAGAAAGGAAGGAGGATTTCGTGCTTCCACGACCACCTCGGAGGATATACTCAGTGGTCTCATCCTTCTTGAACTCCTTATGCAGGTCATGGAAATGCGGGGCAATCAGTTCAGACATTCTTGCGCTCATCGGCGTCTTGCCTTCCTAATCCATTTCAACGAATTTTTCGGCAATTTGCCCTTACGCCGGTAGAGCCAGAGAATCAATCTTGCGATCATATGTCATCCAGAATCTGAACTTTTGCGTGGATGTCCACTTCCTTCTTCCCCACGAACATCTGTGCGTACTTGGCCAAATTCTCACTGGCCTTGAGCCGATCGGAGTTTCTGGCTTTGGTGTCATCACGGATCTTGACCCAGAAGGCGACGTTTCCGAGTAGGGTCTTCTCCTGCGGTCCAAGGATCTCTTTGACATACTCTTCGAGATACTCCTTGACCCTGTCTTTCTTGAGAAACTTGCTCGCCTGCACGGAGGCAGACTTCTTGTTCGTGTTCCCCGTAGCCCGCATGTACGCATCCTGCCCGTTGAAGTCAAAGGCGTACTCTTGGGCAAAACGTTTCTCGGTAGGGGTTATGGTCTTCGCGCTCTGTTCATGCGTCATGGGGTAACTATAGGTAACATCTTGACAGGTGTCAACCGGTTTAGCGTTATGCCTGGAAAGGGGTCAATCATAGGCATCGCCTCCTTGTGGGTAAAGTGTAACAGGGAAGGGCGCAAGTGTCAAGAGTTTTGACTAACTATTTTTGGGTGAAAAAACTGGGATCGACGCCCCCGAGTTTCGCCCGCCGCCGCCCCGGAAGGGGGTCCGGCCCCCTCGACTTGGCACGCTACTTGCTACCCAGAACTCACGAGCAACGACCGTTTAAACACAGCTGAAATCTTTCACATATTTGGTCAAAAAAGACTTGACTTACTGGTCAGCATGTCTTATACTTCTTTCATGGAGGCTACGATGAACAAGGCAAAGACAAGAGCAGAGGCCACGAGGAACTATCGCCACTACCGCAAGATTCTCACGAGCAAGCGGTTGACCACTGACTATCGCGTGACGATCGAAGGCAAAGCGGATGCTCTCG